AATCTGTGTTATTACTTCTGGTAGTTAATATACCAGCGCCAGGTATAGACATTTGCTGTGTAGTAGTTGCACTGCCTGGGGTATTAACTTTTAGAATTTCAGCGCCAGAAGTACTATTTAGATTAAAAACTACAGACCCAGCACTTGCAGCTCCTACATATTGAAACCCTCTAATTCTTGTGCGTGGTAAAGCTAAGGAACCTGTAGTTCCTATACTTACATTCCCAGCAGAAGCACCTGAAGCTGTAATTGATTGAATATATGAATAAAAGTTAGTTGAAGTTGCAGCAGCAGTGTCAGCTCCAGTAACTACTTCGGTTGTAGCAGTACCTGTTAAGTCACCTACTTTCTGCCCCACAATAGTAAAAGTATCACCACTATCATCGCCAGCGGAAGTAATAATAACTTTATAACCTATACCATTTACACCAGCATCATTGGTTAAAAGTGTAAGTGCACCAGCGCCTGATATAGACGCTGCTGCTCTATATAGTGTAGTGCTTACTGATGGCGTAATCGCCCAAACATCACTTGTGCTCATATCAGCCTCCTATTACGCAATAGTAGATATTGGTGACGATAATGCTTCTGCTTTCCAAGTAGAGTTTGTGCCATCATCTGATATGCATGTTATTTTAACTCTTGAGTTAACAACAGTAGAATTAGGTAATGTAAGTGTATCTCCTGCTACATCACTTGCTGGATTAGCAGCTGTACCACCCATTAATGATAACGCTCCAAACCAGTTTGAAACAGCAGCACCTGGTAAAACAAAAGTTACAGTTGTACCACCACCTACTGCGGTAGTTACAAAAAATTCATAAGTGAGACCTACATTATCTGTGCTTAAAGCAGGCATATTAACGACAATATCACCTGTTCCATCAACCTCAAAAAGAGTTCCTGATTGAGCAACTGTTAAAGTGGATGTAACTGCACTGCCTGTGTTGAATGTAGTACTATCTATTACTACTGGTCCATTAAAGCCAGCATCTGACGTAACTGGACCTGAGAATGTTGTTCTTGACATTTTAATTTCTCCATACAGAGTTAAGCTTACTAATCTTGTATGCGTCTGCCGGGGCAGTTTAGTAAGCCGGTTCTCCCGGTTTATTTAATCCTACACAATTTAAAGCTTTTACACAACGCAAAAAAAACCCCGCCGAAGCGGGGCTATGTTTAGGATCCAGTCACTTAATAAAAGGTGAATGGAAAATTAAGCACCTGGTGATCCAAACATTCCTAGCGGATCTGACCATCCAAAAGAATAACGCTCGCGAGCTTTGTAACGTACGTTACCAGTGTCGAAATCGCCATCCATAGATGTCGTCAACGCTGTACGCTCGAAGTGTTTCATACCATTAGGTACATCAGTAGTTAGGAAGTACGCATCGGTATCAGTTAAGAAATGATTAACTGAATAACCTTCTGGAATTGCACCGTTATTTTTCAATGCGTTGATGTCGTTATCAGCTGTACCCGGACGTTGGGCAGTATCTAATAAACGAGTTGCAACGAATTGTAAATCTGATGGAATTACCAGTCTGCGTGGTTTGGCAGCGATTAATAATCCTCTTTCATCCGTCCAATTTGAAATTTGAATTACTGCATTTTCCAATGCGGTTTCATTCAAATCAGAAGGAGTTGCTTGAGTATTACTATTCGTACCACCACTAACTAGAGGATGGTTAGTCACAGCTGATGCTGCATTAGTACCAAACAAAGAACGATCATCGCCGCCAAGAAAACTGCCGCTGAAACCGTTATTAAGAACATTAGCTGCTCTTACTTGTTTAGTATTAGCCATTGATCTAGCTAGAGCCTTGGTGTAACGAGCAGAAAGACTATCATATAGATTATCTTCTACCGCTTCTTCAGTTAAACTGAAACCCAAAGCTATTGTTACGTGATTGTAACGAGCTGTCCAAGCTTCTTGTGCGTTGTCATACGCAATAGCCGAACCTTCTGTTTTCAAAGGTGCTGCTGCGAAACCAGACAGTTTTGTTTCTTCTTCAAAAGATCTATCAGATGACTCTGTTTCAAAGATCTCTTTGTGCTCTTGACCATAACGCGCATATTCAAGTCCGAATAAGGCATTTAGGCCAGGGAGCAATTCTTTCATTAATTGCGCTCTTGAAATTGCCATGTCTTATATCTCCTTAAATACCGGTTGAGTTTTCATATGAGTGTTGACCTGCATTAAACTTAACTATAACGTCAGTAAATGCATCACCCACAGTTGAGTCTGTGCTTTCGACGAAATCAACAATACGAAAAGCAATGGTAGCCGTTTGAGCTGTCGTTGCATCGAGTGCGGTGTTTGAAACTCCGCTTGTTGTATCACCTGTAGATGTACTTTGCACTGCTGCTAATGGTGCGTTAGCACCTAAATCAGCCTGTGCTACTGCACCATCCGCTTGTACTTGAAAAAGCACATCAGGATCATCTACCACGTAAGCCATCGCATCTGAAGCAACTGTGCCTGTAGGCCAGTGATTCGAGAATGTTTTGTTCTTACTGGTAGGGTCAGTATAAGTACAACCTACAAAAACACCAATTACGCCAGCTGGGAACTGATCTGCATTACTGCCAATGTCAGTAACTACTTCAATCGTTCCAGCTGCTACTATATTAACTATAGAGCCGTTAAAGATGTTTGTTCCAAATCCAGACGCAATCTTAATGTGTCGAACAGCTCCCGCATAGGGAGTACCGCCGACGTGGTTAAGAGGCTTGAACCCATAAGGGGTTGCTGTAGTAGCCATTATTGTGTCTCCTTAATTTATTTATTGCCTTTTCCAAAAGAGGTAGTTTGACGTCCGTCTGAAAACTTAGGCATACGTGGATCGTTTTGATTCATGTAATGGTTTTCAATAGCTTCAGTCTGATTTTCAGTTCTTTGCTTATAATAAGCATTTCTCTGATCAACTATCTCTTGTGGGGCTTTACATAGCAACAGACCACCTATTTCAATCGAATCTTTAAAAGCCGATTTTGGATCTGTTACCAATTTGATTTCTGGGTGTTCGGAATGTTTAACCGGCTCCCAGCCCTCACGCATTTTAGAGGATACATTTATGTTATCAGCTACATTAAGAAGTGAAACTCTAATCCACCTATACGCCCACCCTGGTTGCTTTTTAAAATCTGGCAACAAAGACGAAGGTTTCCATTCTTTAGTTTTCAATACTTCTTCGCGAGTTTCAACATCGCGATCAGTTCTGTTAACTTTTTCCGTAGGTTTAGTACGTTTTGGTTCAACATTTTTTGCTTCTTTTTTTGTAACTTTATCCATTTGCATTCTCCAATTTCATCATTTCTCGTGCATATTGTTCCGGCGTTAGCTTAAGCTTTCTAGCTAAAGCAACTTGCGTTTTTGATAAACGTATTTTCTTTGGCGCGGTAGTCCGCGTTGCTGGAGCAACTACAGTTGAAGGTTTGCGTTGGCTAGGTTTATCCTGCTCCAACGTGCTGTCCCCAAAATTTTCTGGGAACCGTTTTTGCATCGTTTCATCTATACGACGGTAGTAAACATCCGAAGAAGGGTCAATTCCTGACCTGACTAACTTTTCATGCAATCCTAAAGCTAAGCTAGTCATCTCTTCATCTTTACCGAACCAGTTATTTTTTGCTTGCCATTCCTGGGCTCTAGCATCTGGTACGGGTACTCTAGGTTGTAATTCATTTTTTACACCTTTTTCATTATCTTGTAAAGCCTTTTGCTTAGAATATTTAGGCTTTAGCGATTCAGCTCTATTTAATTTGTATTGAGCCTCATTCATTTGAGTTTGAGCTTCTACAATAAGATCAGTTTCTCCTGTTTCATAAGCATCGCTATAATTACGTTTAGCTACTTCCATTTCATGTTTTGAAGAGTCTTGAAGGGCCTTTATGTATTCTTCTTCCCCTACACTTAATGTTTGTTTGAGGTTATTGTTTTCACCACTAACATTTCTAGCAAATCTTACTGCTTCTTCTTTTTCTCTTTCCGCTGCTTCTTTTGCCCTTCTTTCGTCATGCCACACTTTTTTAAGCTGCGCCATACGTTGTTTAACACGCTCTGAATAATCTTCTAGCGTGTCATTTTCTATTTCATCTACTACTTTTTGGGGAAGAGGATCTCTATTTCTGTCCTCAATCGGCGTGTCATCTTCTTCTTCAACTAATAAATCTTCTTCTTGAAGTTTAGGCTCCTGTTCTACTTTTTCTATAGCATTGGGAGGAGCAACTTCTACATTTTCTGTCCCTTCCATTTTTACTTCTACTTCTTCCCCCTCTAATTCAGCAGGGATTTCGTTAATAATTTGATCACTCATTTTAATCTCCTATGCGCGTTCATACCCGCGAGGGTCGTCTACAACCGCCTCGACAGTATCATCGTTAATAATGCGGAACTCCCGACCATGAATTCTGATACGAGTGCCCGAATATGCTCTAGTTATAACAAAATCACCTTCTTTACACCATGCTCCAGTTGGAAAACGACTTTTATCTGTATATGCCATATCTCCTAACTTCATTACAAAAAGTACAACTGTAGAATGTTCTTCAATAGTTTTAGTCTTTTGCGCTTTTATAATACCACTTTCATAAGAAGCGTCTACTTCAGGAACAGCACACAAAAGCCTAAACCCTTTAACTTGCGGTAGTTGCGTAGCTTTTTCTACGTAATCTACATCGGCTTCCGGTGGTGGTTCATCAAATTGAGCTAACTCTTTTTGTTCATCTATAATATGTTGAGGAGCTATGATTTCACTCATATTCATCCTCCTCTTTCAATGATCTAAGTCCTTCAGCAATCAAGGACTGCACTATAAGATAGCCTCTTATTACACCACAGGCGTGTTGGTAAGCTCCAAAATTATCTGCTGTACCATCTCCTAAACTTTCTAACATCTCTTTGCGTCTCTCTTCTATTTTATCAGATAGAAGTTTTAACGTTTCTTCTTGCATAATAATCACCCTTCGGTTTGTGTTTTAGTATCTTTCCTCTTAGTTCTTTCTTTTAATTTAACATCATGAGTTTTATCTTCTCTGGCTTTATCTTCTTGTACTACTTTTACACCTAATCTAGCACCTTCTATTAACTGTTTAGCTTGTAAATCCTTATCTTTTTCTACAGCTTGAGCCCCTAATTTAGCTCCTTCTATACGTTCACGAGATTCCATTTCCATGCGATCTAATTGTCCTTTTTGTACTTCAATCGCTAAACGTTCTTTATCAAGCTCAATATCAGCCATTACTTTTTGAGCTTTAGTTTGAGCCTCTTGTTGTTTAATTTGTAATTCAGCTTGTTGCATTTGAATAAGAGGATCTTGCGCTTGTTGTTGCGCTTGTTGTTGCTGTATTTCAGCAGTGTTTTTTTGTAATAATTGCTCACCAGCAGCGGCAGAAAGTCTAGCTACATCATTTTGAGCATCGGGTGGTAATGGTTGTTCTGGTTGTGGAAGTGGTACTCCTAATTGTTCTTCCATTTGCCTACGATATGCAAAACCTATGTGTTCCGCTACATGTGCTTCCATAGCTGATTGAAAAGTAGCAGCGTTAGGACTTTGACCAACTAACTGTTTTAGTTTTGGATCCTGAGCAAACGCCATGTGTACTTTTATGTGAGCTTCATGGTCTTGCTCTATAAATGCCTTAACTGGTTTGCCATTTATCATATTCATGTTTTCTGCAACAGGATCTAACATATCAATATCATCTTTTTCAGGAACTAACTTATCTATATTCTTAATCCCTAATACTTCTAACATTTCTCTGTTTAACTGCACCAAATCATAAATAGCAGGATTGGCCTGAGCCATCTGCATTACAGCTTGATACTGTACTACTTTCTGAGACATCGTAGCTGCGTTAGGGTTAGATACAGGTATTATTTCTACTGAATTATAGTCCTCTTGTTTAACTGCTCTATTGCCATCTACAGGTTCGTAAGAATAATCTGCAGAAGTGTTATCTCTAATAATATTTTTTAATAATTTAAACTCAGCTTTCATAGCATAGTGAATACGTGCTTGAACAGCTGACATAACTTTAAGAGTTCGTTCTAGAATAGCAAGTGTAGTGCCCACAGGAGCTTGAGAAGACATATCCGAAACTTTCATATCAGCGGCACTAGCAAACCTACGCCCTTCATCAATAATTTGATTCATTAATGAATTTAATACTTGGCTAGGTTCCTTATAAGGAAGTGGTAAAATATTATCTCTCAAAGTCCCTGCAGGAACATCTATATCACGCCATTCAGCTGGAGCTATAGGCGTATCATCTCCTCTAATTCTAAGTCCTCTGGATTTAAACCCACCCGGAAGATTAGATAAAGTACCAGCATCTACTAATTGTCTAAGAATCATAGTACCTGACTTAGCAAAAGCACCAATTAAATGAATAAGCCCAAAACAATAAAAACCAAAGCCAGGAATATACCCATAGTGCACAAAGTGCTGACGTTTTATTTTACCCGGATCAACAGGGTCCCAATTACGCCTTATAGATAAAATAGCACTTGAACCTTTTTCTATAGTAACTACATATGGTATAGCTATTCCGGTTTTCTTTCCGTCTTTGTCTTTATCTTCATATCCCTCTATATCCAAGTCCACATGCATTTCTAAGATTTTATATCTATCGTCTGTGGTAGCATCAAAACCCATTTTTTCAGCTATTTTCTTTTCTACTTCTTCTAAATCATAACTAGGCTCCCCAATATCTATATCTCTATAAAACCCAGAAACCTGTAACTTTCTCATTTCATTTTTAGTCTTACGCATAACATGAGTTACGCGCTGAGCAGTTTCTAAATTGGAAGCACCATAAGGAACTACAATATCTTCAGCGGGTACAAATATAGATACTTGTCTTGCAAGATTGCTATCATAATAAACTTTTTTAAACGCGTTACCGGCAAGACCCAAGCCCCATAACATTCTTTCATGCTCAGGACGATATTCAGGCATCAGCTCCATAAGCTGATAGTTCATGTTTTCTTTAACACGCTGAGATGCGTCTATGTTTTCTTTGGTTTCTTGGCCAATAATCTGGCATTTAACAGGGCCTGTAGCTGGAAAAGTCTCCATCATAGTTTCAGCTTGGAATTTAACTAACGCCTCAGTCATTAACGGATGGAAAACATTACACGCGCCTTCCCAAGGTTCTGACCTGTCTTCAAGTTTAAGTCCTAATAACTCTAAACCATCTACATAAGTATCTAGCCAATCTCTACGAGAATTAACATCAGACTCAAATTCACCTAGCAATTCACTGGTTATTTCATCCAGAACTTGCTCATCCATTTCTTCAGCTAAATTGTCATTAAAGGAATCATCTATGGCAGCATCGGGGTCTATGGTTAATTCGGTATCACCAGCGGTAATAGTTACGCTTTCTGGATCTTCTATTTCAATCTCTATTGCTTCTTCATCAACAGCTTCTTCTTCTACACTTGTTGGTAATGCGTAAAGACTTTTATCTACGTCTGCCATAATTAATCCTTAAATTGCGTATAATCGTTTTTCTCTTGGACTTCTGAACAACTGCGTTTCATCTTTTTCATCTGAAGGCAGTCTAATAAACCCACCTTGTCTAAACCTAGCAATAGCTAGTGTAGTGGAGTCAACTAAGTCATCATTTGCACCACTTGGAAAGTCATTACATTCTTCAATAACTTCCTGAGCCCACCTTTTTTCAGGGGCCCATACTATACCAGAATGGAATAAATCAGCCACAGAGTTCACTCTACTGATTTTGTCTTGCCCTTTACCCGGCGTAAACTCTCCTACTGGTATACCCATACGTCGCATCTCCTGATACAGAGCTGCTCCGTTAGATTTCTTCTCCACAATAAACGCATCAGGTTCCCAATCAGCATACTCTTGTAATACTAATTCTTTAAGTTCGGGAAACTCTAGACGTTTCTTTATAGCATTTAACAATATAATATTATAATTATCAACTTCTTCATTAAAAAATACACCCCATGTTGTTAACGCATTGTAATCGGCACGGTTATTTTTCTCCTGCGCCGCATCCAAACTCATGATAATAAACTCACAAGGGGGCGGTTTATCAAACTCCCATGTCTTCCACCATTCTCTTTTTAGTAAGGCTCCTTCTTCACTTGTGGGGTTTTGAATATATTGTGCCTGCCAATAACGCGGATCAAGACTAGCTCTTTTAGACTGCAATTCCTCCAGCGGCCAGAACTCAGGCCAGAGTGAATTTTCTTCTCCATTTTTATCTTCAATAATAGCCGGAAACTCTACAACCTCCCACTCATCAACATCATCATTCTTAATCATCTGATTAACAATCTGACCTGTTAAGTCCAATTTACTCCAGCGAGTCATCACCACAATAATCGCTCCACCAGGCATCAAACGTTGAATCGGTCCAGACTGGAACCACTCCCACGCGGGCAAGAACACATCCGGTTTACCTAGTTTCGCGTCCTGCTCTGAATGAGGATCATCAATAATAAACAAATCAGCTCCACGACCAGCGAGCGCTCCACCTACACCAATAGCAAAATACTCCCCGTTGTAATTCGTACCCCACCTGGATGCTGATTTAGAGTCAGCCTGTAGTTTTACATTCTGAAAAATCTCCTGATAGGGATCGCTTCCAACAAGGTTCCTCACGCGCCTGCCGAAGTTAACCGCGAGATCTGCTGTATGCGAAGCCATGATTACTTTCTTGTGGGGGTGCTTGCCTAAAAACCAAGCTGGGGCTAAGTAAGAGATAAGCTCGGATTTGCCATGTCGTGGCGCGATATTGACGATGACCCTTTTTTTAACTCCGTTAGCTATGTCCTCAAATATCTGTGCTAAATGTCGATGATGAGGTCCAACTTTGTAGCCTGGATATACGTGTTTTATAAAAGGCATAAAGCTAGTTTGTCTGGCAGTCAACTGCTTCTGCTTTTCATAAGCTTCTATAGTTTCCAAAAACTCTATTTGTTCAGCTCTAGGTAACGTATGCAGTTTAGATAGCGCTAACTTAAGGTCTGCTGGGTCAATACCCTGGATGTTCATACGACTGTTACTTCAGCCTGTGTCTCTATCCATACCCTAGCACCGCAAGATAACGGCTTATGGGGGCTATGAACCACTTTTGACTCCCCATGAATAATCGCTTCATGGCAATATCGGTTATCTTTATAGGTTTTTACTGTTAATACAGGGTTATTAGTCCCTTTTTTAGTGTTTTCTTTAATTTTATGCTGATTTACATGAATTATTGTCTTCATAATCCCCTTTTCTCCTAAAGTAGCCACACTATAAATATTGTAGTTAAAATAGCGTATATATACACAGAATAATCAAGCCAATGCTTGCTTATAAAATCACTAACATCTTCTAGTAAGTCTAATAAGTCCCAATACAAAAGTTTTAGCTTTTCAAGTTTATTTTTCATCCGTTTCGTTGGTCTGGACCGTCATATCAGACGCATCTCCTCCGTAAAGACCTAATTCGTCAGCTGTTGCGTGGTGTTTAACAGTTAAAAACTTGTACATTCCTGGATTACGGGTGCGAAACCAACCTCGTAGCCCATGATACATAGCTAAAGACAATGGTCCGGTAAATAACGAAGCTAACACCATCATCTTAATCTCATTAGTTTGGACGTTGGTAAGTGCGTTCATTATTCCACCCATGCACCATTGCGTTAGTGAACCAAATACCGCACCGGCAATTAGCATATTAGTAAAAATAGTTGATGATTTTAGTTCGTGGTTGCCGTCAGCTCTATTGGACCTCTTCCAAGCCACCAATAACACCATGCACATGAAGGCACTAATGATTATTGGTAATAAAACTGAAATTAACGACAGCCAAGGTGATGGAACTCCTTGCATTTTATTCTTCTCCTTCTGGTTCTTTCTCTAATGTCCCCATTTCGTCGTCAATTACTTCAAAAGATGTATTAATTGTTTTTTCCTGGCCTATTATGTTAGCCAGTTTGCTTCTTATCTGTTTTTCCAACTCTTCCGTAGTTGCATGTTTAACAATAACTTCTGTCTTTTCGGAAAATAACCCCACATCTGAGATTTTCCCTAGTAATTCTAACGCCTTCAGCCTATGGCGTGGGTCATTAAGACCAGTATCTTCTATTAATTTATTAGTAACAAAGCGTCTAAGCTGCACTGCTTCCTGAACGACCTGATGATCATAGTCACTAAGCATAGCATACAAATGTTTAACTGTAGCGGGGGTTGCTAAAGATTTATTTACTGCAGCGTTAGCTATTCCTTTTTGTTCAGGGTCGGTAAAAACTTTAAACAATTCTTCTGCTTCAATTTTTTCGGGAGTACTCACGGGAATCTCTGCGCCTCCTTCTACTAGGACTTTAGCGGTAGAAGCAGCGACCTTAACTTTTGTGTTTAACGTAGTAGGCTCTTGTGCTTCAAAATCATCCGGCAAAGGTATATCTTTTTCCGGAACAATAGTCAACGGCATTTACTTACCTTTTTTCATTGAATAAGCTTTAGTAAAACCGCGTTTAGCAATACCGTCTACTTTACATTTTTTAACCATACCACCTTTTTTATATTTTTTAGCTTTAGCTTTTCCTTTAAGGCCACCACCTGCTTCTGCAGATTTCATACGCTTATCAAAAGTGTCTTTATATTTTTCTACTTTACCGCCTTCTTTCATAGCCGGAACCCGTTTACGATTTTTCAAAGCTTTATACGCTGATTTAATACCCCTACCAACTTTAGCGTAAGGGAAAAAAATCTCTGCAGTTGTTAAAGCCAGGTTTTCTGGTTTAACCTCTTCTTTTAATGCTTCTTTTGTGTATTTAGGTATATCTTTTATTGTTGCATCCATAGCGTCTGCATCTATACCTCGAATATCATACACACTAGGTATTCTAAGCTTTTTCTTCTTTTTTTTCTTGGCCATCTTATTTATGCTTGGCTCTTGTTAAGCCTCGTTGAGCAATACCGTCAATAGATTTTTTAGGGAATTGTAATCCCCTAAATCCAGTGCGAACATTGGTCTCTTTAGGCACAGAAGGTTTAGTTACTTTACCACCGCCAGCATATTTTTTAGGGTTCATATCACCTCTAACTATGCGTTTTGCTTTTTCTCTTCTTGCCTTAACCTTTGCATAACCCTCGTCTACTATTTGTTGTGCTTTTTCTCTTTCTTTTTTTACTTTACCGCCGCCAGCATATTTAGGGTTTATTTTATCGGATATGGCTTTCTGCTTTTCTTCTCTTATTTTTTTTGCTTTTTTAACGTTAGCAGCATCTGGGTTAAATGTAGTAACATCCCCTGATTTGGTTTCTGTTTTTTCTAATCTCTTTTTTTCTTTTAGCTTTTTTTTGCGTTTTCCCAAAAAATATTTAGCTATTTTACCACCAGCACCAAACTCCATTGTTGTTTGTTCGCCTTTTTTA